GCTAGCACCAGTGATCTAAGTTGCCGATTTCAACTGATTACCTACGGCAATATCGTCTACCTATTCCGCCACCACCTAATTTCATGACTCATGCACCGCGGGATAGATGCATGATAGAATACCACCGGACGGTCTCGCACCGTCCTTAACAGAATCGTCCTAGTGGCGAAAGGAGGAACCCAAATGCTTGAATCACTCAACCAAGGGTTCAAGTACATATGAAAAACATACGTGGTTACATGAAACGTCAGCATGTAACCAATTAGGCTACCGGGATTCAAACCCGGAATGCAGGAATCAAAATCCTGTGCCTTACCACTTGGCGATAGCCCATCATTTCCAAATGACCATAATATTCATTGCAAAGATCGCGTATGAAAGCAAATACCCCATTGCGTTTGAATTGTCTTTTTGTTTTACCTGTTCTCTCATAAGTCCCAGTATTACGAGGGCATCTGCCGCTGTTGCAATAACTTTCAAAGCCATATCAATATCTCCCATCCTCAAAGCTGTGTTCCTGTTTGAATCGTTCCATTTCATTTACGCTCATACCGAAGATCCCGGCAGATGAATTAGAGTCCGTATGTTCGAAATACTCCCCTGTTTTTGGAAACATGAACCGGAACATGGCATAATTCGCAACATCACACAGATATTCAAGGTTCCCGGTCTCTTCAAACTTGGCAAGATTCATTTTCAAACTTTCGATTGCATCCACATTCCCGTTTGCAAAATTCATTCTTGCCGGTCCGTATTTGTAATACGACTGTTCAATCAGACCTTTGCGCTTTTCATCAAAAGCTGTGGAATACTCGGTTTTCATCAATGTTTCATTCATTTCAGTTTTCCCTGTTTCTGTTTCCAAAAATCGCATGAATGGATGTATTCTACTAAATCAGCGGCATAATCGCTTTCGCCGTTTGAACAAACATAACCGTTTGTCTTGACACATAAGCCATATTTGTAGGTGCCGCAACAACTATTGGTATCTAACATATTCGTTCTCCTATCTAGCCTTGTATCGCTTTTCTAACCCGCATTTCCTGCAGCGACACACTTTTATGCTATTAAATAACTTATTGCCATCCATGATGTCTGTATTGAACAAAAGCTCCCAATCATGCTTACAGAGGTATGAACGAATATACTCAATCAATGTCCTCATAGTGCTTGACCTCTTTTTGTTTTTAAAAAATTTTTTGGAAATGTAGTTGCGATTCGCAACGTGAAAGTGAATTGTTATAAATTTATTATAGCCTATTTACGGTGAAAGTCAATGGGTGTTGTAAGCGACTTTTTATTTTTTGAGGAATTTGAGGGACTTAGTAGCCGCCCGGTGGTCTTTCTGCCAGACCCCCTCCCCATCCTTTTTCTGCAAACATGGAAATCTAAAATATTTTCCGTTTCGTTTTGTTGTCATTGTGTGAAAATCAAATTGTTTTAATACAATTCATGTCATACCCTTGCAACTATTCGCAAAACCTAACTTTTCCGAATAGTTTACGAATAGTTAAAACTCTACAACCCTTGGTATTACTGCATTTGTGAATTGTAGAATAATCGCACACAATTTAGACCGTATTATTTACCGCCGCATCTGTAAATTGTGTGTCAATTGCGTGCAATTCTTGGCTCTTTTTCCCGTCCAGCCTTGGCAGCTCCTGCGCTGTGATTGCCTTGCGTTGCGTGGCATTATCGCCAATTCCGGGCTGATTCATTCCGAATTCGTTGTTTCCCACGAACATGGTGCCCACCGGACTATTGGAGTCATACGCACGATCAAGGATGCAATCCTTACGAGATCGCTGCAATTTTTGCCACATCTTGAAAGTCAGCGAGCTTGGTTCATCACTAGCCCATATATCCATCGTATTGGTTGGTATATTACAAAAATAACTGAATGCTACTGTACTTACCAGCTTACTGTACACGTTGGATATATATATATAATAATCACAAAGTTTATATAATACCTCTCTATCATACCTGTTACAGTTAGTTGGTATAGTTGCATTACCAAGAGGTTTCAAGCTCTTGTCTTTTAGTACCGATGTATCTGGGAATAAATGCATACCAACATACTGCATTACAGCTTTCCATTGTCTCTGTCCAGCTTTCAGCAGATCTTCGATGTGAAATTCTATACAAGCGTTGTCTATTAAATCTTGTACAGTTGATGTGTATATCTGTACTGTGCCTAGATCCACTATAAGGGTTGTAAGATCTACATTCTCTACATTCTCTACATCCTGCATATATTCACACCTCCAATCTGTTAATCTCTCTGCTTTTGGTATACACTATTTCCGGGTTTAAAGTCAAGCCTTAATTTTTTACGGTGGTATTTATATACTTACGCCGCGCGCATATGCGGATATACACTTACTCTACAACCTATAGGCTTTAAATACAGTGTATTATTATTAATTTAAAAGATTAAGAAAAAGAGAGAGAAAGAGAACATAGTTCTGAAAAAGCGACGTCAGACGATTGTCTCGCCTTATGTCAGACGATTGTCAGACGATTTTTTGTAAAAACTGATACTATTCTATCATTTTGGGACTTGTCAAAGACTCAATACAACTAGCCTTGTTTATAAAAATTTAAGAAAAGTTTTATAGTTTGTTTATAGTTTTTCGGAGATTTTGTAAGATATGCCCGGACGCGTTGTTGATTTTTGGACATGGCAAAAAGAAAAGACAGCCGGAAAAGCTGCCCTTTGTTTGCGAATTATAAAACGTATTGAATAAAGTATAACTTGCCGTCAATCTCGGCAACTCCTCAATCCTGTGCCTGCTCTTTGATTTTCCCATATGATGTATTGCAACACTTCTATTTCTTCTCTTTCATTACGATTTCTAAATCAAGACCCAATACATCCGCAATCTGCCGCATTTCTTTTTCTGAAAAGTTGTCACGTTTTATTTTCTGATTGATATTCTGATGGCTTGTATCGAGTAATCTTGCAAGGTCAGAAATTTTCATATTCCTATCAACTAAACAATGTCTTAGCACTTGTGAAAACATTACTACACCTTCCTTTCTTTTTTTGTATAATAACATTTTGTTTTTCAAAAAGCAATTAATAAATTTCAAAAAACATCTTGACAATTATATATTGAAAAATTATAATGCAATTACAGAGTTGCAAAATACAATTTGTTTAATGCATTTCAGAAAGGAGCATAAACATGAAACAAATAGAACAAACAATTACAAGTGTTGAAGTTGCCGAAATGGTGGAAAAGACACACGCCAACCTATTAAAAGACATTCGGAGATACTGTAAGCAATTAGGAGAAGTAAATATTGACTTCTCCGATTTCTTCAAGGAAAGCACGTATTGTACGGAGCAGAAAAAAGAATTGCCTTGTTATGACATTACTAAGAAAGGGTGCGAGTTTATCGCCCATAAGTTGACAGGAGTAAAGGGAACGGCTTTTACCGCTCGCTACATTAACAGATTCCACGACATGGAAGAAACTATAAAGCAATCACAGGCGGCATTGCCAAAAAATGATGACCTATTTGCAGATTGTTACATTTCAAAACAGCAATTGGACGCATCACGCGGAGCGTGGTTCAGAAAAAATAATTGGAAATTAAAAATTATCATGGAACAGTTTGGGTGGACGAGAAAATTTTTATATCACAAGATTCTCGTGGAGCTATCTGACATTTATGACTTAGAGCTTGAAGAAAAGTTCTACGTGCAGAGGTTTGGCTATAGACCAGAGTACAAATTGGATTTGTTGGATGGCAGTAAAAGCCTTGCCAGACTTGCGACAGGATATATCAACTATTTATTAACAGAAGAAGGAGACTACTAAAATGGAAGAATTATTAAAAATTGCTTATGAAAACTTTTTAGACACAAACGATGTAAACAATTAAAAGAGTGTGAGAATCATCAATTCTGCTTGCTACAAGATGTATGATTCGGTTGACAGTCTTAAGGATGTTTTGAGTGAAAAACTGTATAACGACATTAGCGATAAGATAAGGGATGGTGTTTGCGACATTCAAGAAGCGGCTTTTATTGCAGGATTCGCGTGTTGCGCAAAATTCCTTACAAATGGCAAAACAGACTTGTTACCAAACGAATAGAATTGAAAGGGGAATATTAAAATGGATGAATTTATCAAAATTGTATGTTCAAGTCAGCTTGACAATGAAACCGGAAATGCCTTTGTTGAATACTTCTCTCCCTTAACAGAGAAGCTAAAAGGGTTATTAAGTGAAAATTTATATTCAGAGTTCGAGGAACTGCTTTTTAACTGCTGTGCAAAGAATAATGATTTTTACATGACGGAAGGCGCGAAACTCGCTATAGAAATAATGAAAGGTTCTTACATTCCGAAAGTCTGACACAAATCCGGCGGCGATTCAAACCGCCGGATTTATTTTTGCCCTAGCGCAACGATGTTTTCTTTCGTAAAAATCAAAGACCGCGCCGCATAGTCACTTTTGCTCAACTCTTCTATCAGCTTTTCTCTAGTCATTTCCGGATTCGTCCGGTGCACGTACTGTAAGAGTTCTGAAATTTTATCCATTATGCAACCTCCATAAGTTCAATCAATAGTCTGTCTGCTATTTCAAATACTTCTCTTCCGTATGTAGCCAAGAAGTCTGCTACAATTTCCTCTGTATCAATATCCATGTATACATTATACGAAAGACAGAACGCATGACATAATTCGTGACATAGCACGCGATCAAGGAATTTTCCGCGTAGATCATCCGCAAGATATATCGTTTTCGTGTCCCTGTCGGTCATGCCTACCGTTCTACTTCCGTCACTTCTCTGTAGCATATCGCTGTAACACGATACTTTGACCAAATTCCACATTTCATTGTTTATCGTGAACAAATTTACCACCTCGCAAACAAAGAGGGCAAAATGCCCTCTCTATTACATTTTCGTGACAAGCGTAGTTAGCTTTGTCTTGGTCAACTGCTTTTCTTCCGGAGACATACCGGAAAACAGTTCGGTCACATCTTCCGAAAGAGATTTCATGTACTTTTCAAGCTCTTTCATCTTTGCGTCCTTATCTTCCGGTGAATTTCCGTTATGCATTTCCTTTGTTTCCATGTAACTTCTCCGACTCATACCGGCTCTACCCTCTCTTGCATCGTGAGTACCGGTACTCATTCCGTTATTTCCGCTCATAGGCTCTGAATAATACATCTTTCCCATACTCATTCTGTCAAGGTCTCTCATTCGGTCGTATTCCGGCATTCTTTCCCATTCGTGGTAATCTTCCGGCATCTGATGATAATATGGAGGTTCTACATATCCTCTGCGTGTTCCGCGTCCTTTTGGTGCGAATCTGCCATTTGAGTACCGGTACTCATTGTAGTATCTTCTTTCCGGATAATCCCCAAATTCTTCCATCATGCGCATGATTTCTTCATCTTCAGACTTTTTCATGGATTCAACAATGTTATAGTCTTTGTCAAAGCATACGATGTTCTTTGCAATTTCCGTCCAATCCTTGAGATCATCAAGGTTTTGTCCCTCAAAATTCTCGATTCCAATGCCGTCAACATGGGCTTTCACGCAATCCATAATCTGTTTCGCAAACTTATGCATAATATCAAGCCTCCCTTACTGCAATCAAATTACTGTTCTGTACCTCGATAGCCTGTGTGGACGTATTCTGCACGGCTACGGTACTGCAACAACCGCAAGGCACATCAACGTATGCCTGTGCTGATACATTAAAGAAATTCTCAACTGCCGCAGGGGTTACGATCATCTTTGTTGACTGTAAAGGCTCTCCGTCAACCGCGATTGCAAGAGAAATCTCTCCAACTGTTCCGCCTGTCGGAATCTGAATGTTGCCGGAATACGATACCAAAAATCTAGCCTTGCACTGATTAGTGATACCTCTTAACTTGATAATTCCACTTCCCTGTCTGTGTACGATACATTTTGTTCCATTTACTGCTGTTTCTGTGAATGCAACATCTTCTCCAGCAACAACGGTTTGTAATGCAATTCCTGTTACTTCCATTATTTTTACCTCTCTTTCACAAAATAAGGGCAAACATTACAGTCTGCCCTTTGATTGTAAGTAATACTGCATAGCAGACATGATCGAGTTAAACTCAATTAAGATACTCAATTATTCAGTTTTAGCATCCGCAACCGGTGTTGCATCCGCATCCATATGCATAAGCATTTGGGTTAGGTACGACATATGCCGGGATAGCAGACGGATTTACTGCATTGATAATCTGCTGCGTCTGAGCTGCCATCTGAGTTGTAAGCAGTGCACTCTGACGATCCTGTGAAGCTGCTCTGCGAAGGTCGCTATTTTCTGCCTGTAAGCTAGAAATCTTCTCATTGCAGAGATAATCAAGAATAGCGCGTGTTCCTGCGTTCTGACTGTCGATAATGTCTCTCGTGTTGCTGTTCATGGTGTTCTGCAAAGCGCAAGTGTTCTGTGCCATGTTGTAGTTTACGCCTTGAATAGCTTCTCTTGTTTCGCAGCAGCAATTTGCAAGCTGTGACTGTAAAGCATTGGTATTCTGCATATTAGCGACTGTATCAGCATTGACAGCCTGCTGAATGCCGAATCCGGTCTGCAAAATGTTTGTGTTGATGCCATTCATGCCGTTTTGCACTGCATAGAATCCGTCACAAAGTCCGTTTGTAATGCCGTCAAGTTTTGACACAACCGCCTGATTATCAAATCCGCGCTGGATTTCGCTTCCGACACCACCATTCATTCCGTTTCCTCCGAATCCGTTACCGAATCCACCCCATCCGAAGATGGCAAAGATAACGATAATGAACCATAACCATGAGCCTTCTGCGCCCCATCCGTTGTTATTTCCGTTTCCGTCAATGTTTGCGACAAGCGGAACAGATGCACAATTACCTGTGTTAAACATAGAATTTACCTCCATAATTCATTTTTATATACATAATCTTGCAAGAATTAGTATCACATTCCTAATTGGCTTTTAAACGACTCAAAAGCCTTATCTGCGTCAATTCCCTTTTCTTTGCACAAATTCCTAGCCATCTGCTCGATGCCCTTGGAATCTCCCTTTTGTGCCATCTGCATAGCGTTTCTAGCCATAGGGTTGCTCATTACGCTGTTATTCCCCATCATTTGTTGTAAAAACTGCTGTGGGTTTCTCATACCCTGTAACATCTGCATAGGATTCATTAAGACTCACTCTCCTTTTGTGTTCGTGAAGATTTTCTTTGCGTTTGCGAGGATAACTTATCTTCCAACTCTTCCATCTTTCCAAACAAACAATCCAATTTGTCAGTAATAGCCTTTGTCGCATCATCAGACAGCCCTATTTCAATTCTTTTATCATCAATCGAAGAATCTGCCATCTGCTCATTAAAAGGCTTGTAAACGGTCTTTCTGATTGTTCCATTGGCATCCCATTGTTTTGCTACGATTGCGCTCATGTCCTGCATCGGGAAAAACGCAACACTTCCATCCATAGGTACGTCATTCGCCATGATTGCTGATTCCGACTGCACTACTTTTCCTTGGATTCCAAGAAACTGCGGTTGCATCTGCGGAATCTGTGGCTCTGGCTGTTGAAACCTCTGCATTGGGTTGTACTGATATGCGGCATAGCTTGGGTTTGGGTTAAATGCCATATTCTGATTTTGCATTTGATACATTCTCTTCCTCCAATACTTCCTTGATTGCGTGAATCATCGCTGACTGATACACAAGCGGAACCTTTGACACATCTTCTCTTGTTAAGATTTTTTCAAGAATTTCATCCGTAAATAACATTCCGCATCCCTCCTATGCTTATATTTTTGCATAAAAAAATACGGTTCTTCCGCAAAAAATAAGCAGAAAAACCGCATAAAAAAAGAACGCCCAAAGCGTTCCAATTCTACCATTTACAGAAAAGAATCTAAAGCACTTGCGCAGACTCCTTTCTTTTGTGTTCAGTTTTTTGAGTACCATTTTGAGTACCAAAATTTTTTAAGACGCCGCAAACACAGTGTTTATGCGACTTTTAAAACAGTCCGTACGGGAATCGAACCCTAAAGTAATTGCCTTGAAACAGCTTAAAATAGCCATTTTTTCAATTTTTCTTTGAGTACCTTTGAGTACTAAGGACTCATAATGCTTCGATTAAGTCAAGTTCCTGTCTCTTTTCCTCAATTCCGGTACGATCAAAATAATAATGATCTTTTGTGCAACTAATGTCTGTATGCCCCATAGTATCAAGAATTGTGGACTCTTTCACTTTTCCGTCAAGAAGAATGCTTCCGTATGTCTTTCGGATTTTGTGCGGAGATTTCACTTTCATTCGCAGTTCGTGTTCGCAGATATACCGCAAACGTTCACGAAAGTTGTAGGATTTCAACCGTTCTCCATCTCTCTCGAATAGATATTCCCCAAAGGGATTTCTCTTTCGTACTTCATCAAGAATCCATTTGTACTTATCCGGCAATATAGCAAATCGCAATCCGGCTTCTGATTTTGGAAAATCTTTAACATCATAGCGAAAACCATCATCATCCCGGTAACGCGTCTCTGTAGAATTGATTGCAACCGTGTAGTTTTCAACGTCTTTCCGCTTCAATGCCGACAATTCCCCGACACGTACCCCTGTCTTAAACATGAATAGCAATCCAAGGTTTACTATATCCAAGTGATTCCTTAAGTACATCTCCATGCGTTCCTTTTCATCCGGCATATATACTTGGTCTTTTGCCTGCCGAACTACGTGCTTAAATGCTTTTGGTGATATATCCATATCTTTCAGCGTGTATGTAATGGAAAACTTAACATACTTCTTCCGCTTGGCATACTTAAAGATTCCATAAATCAGCGTCCGGAAGTTTGAGAATGCCTTGGAAGTCATGTCGAAATCATGGATGCTATTTCGTATAAACGTTTCAAGGTCGCATTCGTCTATCCTTTTGATTCTCTTATCCTTGATACCATCAAAATATCTCTGAAAGTCCATTAAGTATCTGTCATAGGTTGCCCTGCTTATCTCTTCAAGTTCCAGCTTTTGTGAAATCCAACGGTTGAAGATTTCCGCTACTGTAGGGTCATCCTCTCTCTCTTTCCAATAATCAATGATTTTCTGCTCGACCGCTTCTCTGCGCTTTGCCTTGATTTTCCGTCTGCCTTTAACTTCATCCGGCAGATATGAGTACCAGTTCTCATCCTTTCCTTGATAGATTTTATAAGGGTTTTTGTTGAGTAATTTTTCTCTCTTTTGCATAATGACTTGTTTCTGCACAAGTGCTATGTCGAGAATACCACTATCAACGGCATATTTCAACAGTTCTTTTTCATCCAATCAAATACCCCCGTTCTTTCTATTTTATCCTTTATATCTCTCACTCTGTACTCTATCGTTCTTAGTGATAGATTTTCTTTTGTGGATATTTGCTTTTGTGAAAAACCACGGCAGAGAAGAGAGAAAATCCTCTCTTCCTCTTCCGTGAAATTGGCATTTTCTTTAATGTGTTCAAGTTCTGGCTTAATGAATTTTGTAAATTTCATAAGCCATTTCTCCTTATTTTATTGGTTGATATTTAAGTTTTTAAACATAGCACACATAACATCTACGACAATACTGTTTCCGAATTGCTTATATAACTGCGTGTTGCTGTTTACCGCTGCCATTTTGAAAATATCTTCATCAGATACTCCCATAAGTCTGCCACATTCTCTAGGTGTTAGCTTTCTGATACGATATTGTGTAGCGATATGGCTATTCGCATATCCGTGTGTGCCAGCTACAAGATTAGCAGATATGCCGTTATCAGAAATAACTGTACCGCATTGGGAACCATCGCTTGATATTTGACCGACTTTTTGGATATTATTTTCAAGTAATAAATTATCCTTTTGTACTGTTGTCAGCGTATTAGATATATTATCTTGCCTAGGTTCTAATTCTGTCATATTATGTCTGCTCTCCTGTACCTGTCCGCTTTCATATGCTTTTCTTATTTGTTTGCCGTATTCCGTGCGCTTTGGTGTTAATACTTGGTTTTCCATAACAAGATTGTCTTTCTGCACGCTCGTCAGACAGTTACTGGTCCCTTGCGTATTTACTTCTAATCGCTGCTCCGTGGGGCGTCCGACTGTTCTGTCGGACGGATTATCTGGATTTCTGCCACGCATAGCAACTATCTGACTTTCACACACTTTAATCTGTTGTGTACCGCCACCCTCAACCGTTGTAATGTTGGGGCAAAGTGCATTTTCATCATATACTGTGTTTGATTGGTGTTTGCCTGTGCCATTATCCATAAATCCTAACTGCTTTGCTTCAAGAATTTTCGGTTCTTGATTGCCACCTTGCATTGTACTCAATGTCGGACTACCCCCCCCCACACACATCATAAATTCTGTTGGTACTCTCAAATTTTGCTTCAAGAGAGCCTATTACATTTACATCTGCCATAATTACTCCTAAATCGTGTTTTTCAGCTTTTACACACCAGGAAATACCCCCCCCCCGATAATGCCTTTTTGAAATCTGTCTGAAACTTCTGTATATATGCTTCCTAATACTTCCATTCAATTACTCCATTAGTTGCTTGATTGCCAAAGCCCTTATAGTCTCTAGCCATAAGAGTAGTGGCTATATCAGTTTTCTTTTCTAGTTCCGCTCCTTGATTTTTCAACAACACAGTTTCCATCTGACCGCAAGTTGCTGATTCCTGCGTCATATCTCGCCTTGATGCAGTTTGCGACCTCTCTTCTTCCTGGTTCACAGATTGTTCCGTCAACGCAAGTCTGCTCTGCTCTGCTCTGCTCTGCTCTGCTCTGCTCTGCTAGGGATTGTATCTGGTAATGTGCCGTTGTCAATAAGCCGTTTTATCAGCTTGTCAGCCTTTTCATTGTTTATGTAATACTTTTCATCTACATTATCCTCAAGATAGTCTTTCAACTTCTTTTCAAGTGGTATAGGCTTCGGAAAATCATATGAGTAATTACCCAGGAATGAAAACATAAAGCATCTGTTTCTGTTCTGTGCCACACCATAATTTTCAGCATTTAAGTCTTGCCAATAATTCGTGTATCCTAAACTTTCCAGGAACCCCAACCACTTCTCAAAATCATTGATGTTTTTCTTGCCGTGTACTTGTGGCACGTTCTCCATGAACAAAATCTGTGGTAATTCTCCGTTACTATCTCTAATTTCTGTTAGTATTCTCTCAACTTCCCACAACAGACCGCTTCTTGTACCACTTCCTTTGCCCATTCCCATTTGTTTTCCTGCGACTGACAAATCTGTGCAAGGAAATGAGTAAGTCATCATATAGCAATATTTGTCTGTATCAACAATATTTAAGTCGTCAGCGTGTACTTTTGTTATATCCATTGTATAAAACTCTGTTCTGTGTACTGCGTTATAACTTGCTATTGCATACTTATCAAACTCCACAACTCTGTAATGCTCAAACTTAGCACCTATTCTCTTTAGTGCCATTGCCTGACTGCCGTAGCCGGCGAAAAGTTCTATCAATCTGATAGGCTTTGTTATGCTGATTGGTTCTCTTGTGAAGTCAAATATGCTCATTTGATTATCGCAAGAATAATTTTCAAAATTCATAAAATCTACCAAAAGGAAACCTCGGTTTTATGTGCGCACAACCTATTCCTTTCTTAGATTTTTAGTTAATAGAATTTTTTTACACGCTTTTTGGCTATTTCAAATACCTTATCGTGAATGTAGTTCTTAATATCGTTATAGCAATCGTCGCATATTTCATTTATCACTGTCTTTTTATCAACATTTGAATAGCCTCTTTTTGCGTAATCATCAGGGTAAATATCAAAACCATTTATTTCATAACAATCACTACAAAATTTGCCACAAACATCACATCTGTATGCTTTACTCACTCTGAATCACTCCCTTTCTTTTCTTTCAAAGCTCTCGCAAGAAACATCAAGTAAGCAACCGCACCGCTCAACTTCTGTGCAATTCCAATATGTCTTGTACCTGTAAGAGTTTGCACAATTAAAGCAGAAGTCCTTTCCACTATTCATCTTGCAACTTGTCTTTTTATCTTCCAACTTTTTCCCAATGCTCTCGTTTGCCCTTTTGAGTTCCTCGACCTTTTTCTGCATTTCCTCAAAATCGTCAATGAGTTTATTGTATTTCTTCTTACTTAAAATCTTCACTCTGTTTTGCTCCTTTCAACTGTTCTGCTATCTGCTTTACTTGTCTTATGGCATTTTCCCAAGTTGCGCCCTCGGTTGGTAACCCGCTTGACATAGCCATTCCGGAAAAACGTTCAGTGATGTTAGAAGCCAAATCATCAACAGCTTTGTCATAACTATCAATATTAGACTTTCGATATTTAAGCACCTCATTATTCAGAACTTCTTTGCCACAATCTCCGCTATCAAACCATTCAACAGCCTTAAATACAGGACTAAGTGCTTCAAAAAGTGTTTCTATTCGTATACTTGCCGACTTGATATACTCAACTAATCTTTGTGTATCTTTAGCCACATCTTCAAAACCTGCACTGTTCAATCTATCAGCCATATCTTGCAGTAATTCTGTTGACGAACCATTCATAAGCTCGTCAACATCTTTGCAATACAAATAATTCCAACTACCACCGCTCATTCACTTTCACCCACTTTCAATAAATCCATAAACCTTTAAGTTGCAACCTCGGTTTACCGAGGATTCGTTATTCCTTTCTTTCTTTTAAAATTTCACCAAGGCAGATATTAAATCCAGCCTTCATCCCTTCTGACCATCGACCGTTAGAATGTAACTCTAACACCGTATGAGTTTCTTTCTTCTCTGGCAGTTCCCGGAGCGGGCACCAATCCGGCTTTGCCTCTTCACTATTTAATGAAAGCTCTTCAACGCCAGTTGCATAACACTCGTCATCTTTTGAGTTCCAAAACTTACACATGGTGCAATCTTCCGGCATTTCATCCATAACTAATACTGCTTTAGACATCTTCAAACCTCCTTAATGCTGACTTAGCAATTATATTTTTTATCCATCTTGGCAACATGCATTTCCATATAGGAACTCTAAAATCGTAATCAAATAGACAACCACAATCGTCACATTCTCCCTCGTAGCTTCTTGTTTCCCACCCCATAGGGCAGTTTTCACAATCATTGTCATACCAACAGCTTATTTCCGTGTAATTCTCCCATTTGCTTGAATTTTCAATAGGTCTGCTATAATGCAATGATGTTATCCGCATATTACCAATGGATTTATCCACTTCAATACGTTTGTGAATTTTTAATATCCTCATAATTCAACACCTCCACTATGTTTTCGGCTTCTCGCACCGCTCAAATTCGATAACCCATACCCACGGATTAGCATCCCAACCGTAGCGATTGAGGTTTGATTTCTTGATGGTGCTGTTCCAGATTTTAATAAAATGCTCTCTGGCTGTATATATGCGATCATATTCATTCTCCGGACTGTGGATAAACCCTCTGTTATCTATCGCTCCTTCTGCTTTTGCTCCATCTTCAGTGACATCCTGCAACCGTTCCACTCTCACATCCGTAACCTTAAGCCAGATCCGGGCAGCTTCTTTCGGCATATGGATGGATGGTTTCCAACGTAATCCTTTTGACATCCACGGTTTATCGTTTGCCTTGTACCAAAAAATGTGCGCCGCCGCCTGAATAAATGTTTCGCGGACATAAAGAATATCGCCCGGCTGATATGGAGCTTTTCTGATACACGGCTCATTTTTTCCGTTATACAACATAAGTCCATCTTTAATATATCCACTCCATCGTGGATTTTCTCCTGAAAAGAATTTTACCAGCCGCCTGGTACAACTCTTCCGTCCGTCCAGAATCGCCAGAACCATTTCTGTATTGAATAAAATCGGTTTAATTGGCATCTACACCACCTCATCTTCCCATCATGTCAGGGGATTTCTCCCATGAATTTCTAAACGCTTTTGTTCGAAGTTCTTTATTTTCTGCCCTTAACGCTTTATTTTCTGTCAAAATCTCCTGCAATTTGCAATCCTTTTTATGCTCACATCTTGTGTCCGCAGAATACTCGGTACACATTCTACATAATTCTATGCTTGTCACTCTACTCCACCGCCTTTCACAATCTCGATTGCTTTGCCAAATGCTTCAAATCTTCCCTGGCTTCTCCCATCATCGTAGATCTGTTCGCCGTCTCCGCATCCGTCCTCGTCGCAATCATCTGGTCTGTCCTGCTCTGCTTTCTTCAATTTTCCCAACTGTTCCAGAACCTTGTCTACATCATAAGCCGTCGGATATTCTTCTAGTAAATACAATACTGCATTTGTATTTACTAAAGTTCCATTGCTTAAAGTAACCGATTTTAAATCTTTCTTTAGTGCATCTGCATCAATCAGTCTCATCGTTTTTATCTCCTTTTTTTCAAATAATCAAAAATCTCATGTCCGATCATTGCTATAACTGACAGAACGCAAAAAAGATTGACTCCAAATTTTGTTAGAATATCTAACCTAATGGCTATAAGTATTAGTAGAATGAAATTTATGTACGATTGAAACATCATTCTTCATCACTCCAATCAAATTCAATTTCTTCTGCACTATCAACGCCTAACTGCTCACACTTCGCTCTGGTAGATGTACCGCCGGAGTGGTTTGTGCCTAAAAGAAACAGTTCCTGTACAATGCGGAAGTATGATTTTCTAAAACAAAACCTCTCTTCCTTGTCAAGTTCCTCAATCGCATCCTCTCCATGTTGCCATCTGTACCACTCTGCAAACTCATTAACCATTTCCTGCATAAGGCTGATACAGCATTCAAGAATGTGTTTTTCATCGTGACTTTCCAATTCCTTGTTGACGTTCTGTTTCTCCACCGCCGCCCGGCATTCTTCCAACGTGCCGATTGTGCGGTACTGTTGCACCTCTTCCAGTGCCTTAATCAAACATTTCCCCATATCTGATTTAGGAAGAATACAAATCATGTCATTATCTCTATTGGCTTTTTTCAGCAATTCGATTGCTTCATTCTCTGTCATTCCGGCACCTCCGTCAACCCATCCAAGGCATAGCATCCGGCAAATCCTTCTAATTTAACAACCACCGTTCCACACATGTTGTACGGCTCGCTGACAACCTTAAATACCTTGCCTTTATTCTTCTCCGATACATAATACTTATCATTCATGGTTACTTTTTTACCTTTAATCATTTCTGCACCTCCAACAGTTCCGGATTGTCAAAAATGTTTCCGATAACTTCAACGTACTTTCGTTCAAGTGCATAAAATCCTAAATTACAGTAGCAATATCCGCTTTCTTTGCCTTTTGAATAACTATAATCAAGCGTCCAATCGCCATTATTATATTTTACTATTTCCGGATATTCTTCTTTTCTATCACAAATATCATTCTCAAAAATCAGATTGCCGTTCTTGTCTTTTAAGCCGGTACATTGGCAGATAGTAGATGCATCTACAACACAGCGACAGAAGAAACCCAAACTATCCTTTGCGTAGAAATAATAACTTTCGTTGCCCTTTTTCGTGCAAAATGGGTATGACAGATATCCTTCCACCCATTCGCCGTTATCAATCCGCTTTCCACGGAATAAATATCTATTCTCCATGACTTTCTCCTTTCTCCGGATATACAAGCTTCAAATCATATCCGCTTGTAATAAATTTCAACGTCAATTCGTGATTGACTGCGTTTCCGAGTTTATCGTAAATCCAGTACATATCCTCTTGCGTGAATTGTGTTCCGAGATATTCATTGTATCCAGAAAGAAGTGATTCCCTCCATTCTTTATTTCTCTTCTCTTGGCGGTAAGGTTCTCCCTTTGCAAGTGGTCTGGAACACCACTCTAAAAGTTTACAGATAATATCTTTCTGTGTATTACAGTCTTTTGCTGTAAAATATACATTCCCTTTGTCTGATAAAATAAGTTCTCCAAATTGAGTAATATAACTCTTCGGAAAGCATTTCATCACATTGAAAATTTCATTAAACATCCTTTTTCTCCATTTCTTTCAACTTGGCTTCGGCTTCCTCTTGTGATAAAAGCCAGGTTTCCTTGTACATTTTTTCTGACAGGATTCGGTCTGTTGCATATTCTCGATCCTTATCACACTCCATGTACCATCCTTTTTCTGTAAAAGTAATCAAGGCTACTTTCTGATGATAAACTTTGTTGTTCTCCGGGTGCAGACTTAAAATATTTAATCCACAATTGATTTTGCTAGGAATTATATATACATCTGAGCCAATTCCACACGGCAACCGCAGAAGTAATCCCTGCTCCTCTGCATCCTCGTAATCCGCTAACTTCTCCATTGCGCAATAACCTTCTTCGCAGTTGGAATAATATGAATTAGGCTTTTCGCCATAGCACGAATACAAGGTTTTTAAGGATTCTTTCTCGTAATTCTCTTTTACTAAGATTCCATCCGCTGTCCGCTCTGTTAATCTCTCCATGTTTATTCCTCACTTTCTGCCAGCTTCGCGAATTTCCAACTTGCAATATCTGATTCACCTTCTGCGCTCCATGATGTTGCTCCATGATACCAAGTGAACACCGTGCCGTTTTCATACATTGCAAAATATCCCCGATTCCACTCGCCGCTTTTTACGTCTTTCACAAGAATCGGCGTGTCGACTGCAACCTTACTCCAATCAACAGGCGGCTCAACATACCCCGAATTAAGCCATTCGCGGAAATTATACGCACTACCTTTGCACGAATTTGATTCATAAAAATCGCACTCTTCACATTTAATTTCTTCGCAAATTGCAGGCTTTCCATTTTTTAATCCAAACACAGCTGTGTTTGTCGCAAGTTCTATAATCTCATCTCCGTATTTTTCTTTATTTGTCATATTATTAAACCTCCAAATCACATACAAACTTAATCTCATCAGCTAACGTTTCAGCTATCATAGGAACCGTCAACTGAAACTGCTTGTAATTAGCTAACGTATCAATATAATCAACAAACTTGTCTAAAAACTCCTGCAACTGCTTAACAGATAGCTTAAATTCCTTTTTCAGAATCGTAAGCGTGAGCGCGAAATAGTTAAACAAAGATGCGCTGGAAAGCCTGTATGCTTCACGCTCGATGCAGAAACCTTTCTTTGCATACAGGTTCATTAACTGCCTTTGCGGAATTTTTCCGACTTCCTCTTTAATGTCGATTCCGTATTTACTTTTCAGATAAACAGACAAGCCCTTTCCGGTATTTCCACCGGATGCTGCTTCATCTAAGTAAGATTTCAAAAAATCCTGCAACCGGATGATTCTTGTCTGTCCGAAACCAAATTTGTCATGAAGAATTATGTACCCAATCACGACAAAATCTTTGTATGATTTTGATATAACTTTATCGGCATTTCTCTTTTCAAAATCATTTTGACCGATAATCCGCATTTCCTGTTTTGTGTAAAATGTCGGTTTTTTCTTCCGTCTCAATGCATTGCTCATTTCTTTGATTTCTCCTTTCTGTATGTAATTTCCAACCATGCAAAGTGGCTCAATACAAGCTGTCTTGCACGCTCCTCGATTTCCATACCTTTGTACTTGTTTATCAGTTTTTCTCCGGCTTTCATCACTTCCTGCCACCATGCATCGTCATTATCAGGCGCGTAGTAGTCTTGGATAAACTTCCAATAATCCATAAATACTTGCCATTCTTCCGAACCTTTTTCGATTTTTGCACTTGCCATAGCTGCTACCTCTAAAACGGACAATTGCCATTGTATGGCTTGAATCCATCGCCACGTTCTTTCTTTTTTATTTCCGCAACAACATCATCAAATGGTTTGTCGATTTCAACAAATTTCATGTGATCTCCGTCAAATTCCATTGCTTCACGCATTGTCATTCCCTGTCTGTTCTTTTCGATTTTTGCGCCCTTGGCTCCCTTGTCATTGTCTGACAGATTCCACAGCATAATTATGTTTGATGCATCCTGTTCGATTGCTCCGGATTCCCTCAACTCTGCCATGGTAGGCTCTTTTGTGTCTCTGCTTTCGGAAGCTCTTGTTATCTGTGAAAGCGCTATTACATGTGTATTCAAGTCTCTTGCAACAGATTTTAAACCTCTTGAAATTGATGCTACTTCTTCATTTCTTCCGGAATATCTGTTATCCGGCATAAGCAATTGCAGATAGTCGACAACGATAACATCAAAGCTTTGGTGTCTGCATTCTGACTTTATTTCTCTCGGAGATACAGTGCCGGACGCAACCCATAATTGATAATTACTCATTTCTTCGTTTGCTTGGTTAAATTTTTCCTGTTCATCACCAAGAAACGCTTTTGCCCTTCTGATTCTCGTTAAGCTGATTTCCGCAAGTCTTGAAATAAATCGCTCATACACCTGTTTATCGATCATCTCCAAGTTAAAATATGCGACTTTAAGTCCTTTTTTTGCCATATTCCCAATAATCTGCGTTGTGAGTGCTGATTTTCCAACTGCCGGTCTTGCGGCAATTACTGTTACGTCACCGCGTTCAAGATCTCCAAGTGCATCATCAAGTTGCGATAACCCGATTTTTATACCGCCCTCTCCAACACTTTCGTTGAAATATTTGTCTTTATTCTCAACTGCAATCTGCTTCATTGGTTTTAGCTTTACTTCTTTTCCCTCTTGCAAATGTTCAAGTCTTGTAAGAAGATCACTGATTGTATCATCAATGTCACATGGTTTTAAACTAGATTTCTGATACATTTCACGAACCGTTCTTGCTTTGTATTCTTTCGTAACCGCATCGGCATAGCTTTTAACCATAGTTGAAGTGATTGTTCCCGAAATACAGGATTTCATCAATTCGCTAATCTGTTCCTGCGTGTATTTGTGGTTTTCAAGTGCCATTGATAACGACATTGGGTCGATACTTTCATTCCGGTCATACATTGCAAGCATTTCCTTGTATGTGTCCTGCGCAAAATCCGAACTAAACATTTCCGGTTTCAGCGTTCGCCAGATGCTATTTAGCACATCATTGTCAATCAATATGCACCCGATCACTCCGAACTCTGCTTCTGTCAAATGCAATCACCTCGTTTCTCCGCAATCTGCAACCAATAGTCGCAATCATTTTTCAGCCAATCAACATATTTTGGAATATACCGAAAATCCGTATCGTCTGGGTTCTTTTCTTGATAGTCACTCAAATATGCTTCTGTGGCTTTGTATAACAGCCGTGCAATGTCCGGTTGGTTCTCTTCGATAACTTCTAGCACTTTATCCATCCAAGCCGTTTTAGAGGTACTGTACGCTGTTTTCTTTGGATATATACTAAAAGTCTTTTCCCAAGCATCTTCAAAATTAAATGGCTCTTTAGAATCGGGCGACAACGAATTTTCTTTTATATTTTCTTTCTCTTTATCTTCTTCTTTATCTTCTTCTTTATCTGAAACAGCGACATAAGACGATTTATCGAGCGATTTTTGCTCAATTAGGTTCTTTTGCTTCTTTCTCCGGTTCTGCTGATAAAGCCTGTCACGTTCCTTTTTCTTCTCATAAGCGTCAAGTGTTTGATGCCTATTCCAATTCGGAATCGTTATCACATTGTCAACAACTTCAATCATCCCAAACTCTTCAAAGGTCTTAAGCGCAAGCCTTACCGTGTTCAAATCTCTGCGGAAAATGGTGGCAAGCATTTCATCCGTGAACGGCAACTTGTTGCTCATCATAAACACACCGTTGTTATTCTGTTTTCCGGCAAGAATAAGAAGTTTAAACCAAATCGTAATGATGCTATCCGCACTCGGCATACTCTCAATCAGCAGAATCTTTTCATCATCAAAAACATCTGTTGTGATTTTAATCCACTTGACTTCTGCCATTTAATCACTCTCCTCATATGTATTTTCAGAAATCAAAGCCATAAACTTCTCATACTGCTTTTCAGAAACTTTGTTACCCTGTTTCTCCGGCTTCAAGCGGATTTCAAGGTGCTTTTCAGCGATATGCGATAATTCCTTGGCAAGACTCTTTTTGCCTTGCTTAATTCCGTCATAATAGCCTTTTGCCGGACAGTAATCATCAATCTGTGATTTTCCTGTTCCTTGGCTTCCGCTTGTTTTGTTGCGAAGCTGATAGCCTTTGTCTGCATACAGTTTGATAATATACTGCTCCTTCTCGTCCAGCTCATTTTCTGGATAATGCGCGCAACCAACTTTCCAACCATATTTGTTGTCTTTCGAAAACAGACCGTGCTTTTTCAGTGACAGATCAATGTGCTGATACCCGACAAGATGTTGCGCAAGCCTTGTCAAAATGTGTTTTGCCTGTCCCACATAGGCATACCGAAAGCCATCCTCGTCAATCCTTACTAACGAGTAAATTCCGCTTTCATCATCCAGCTTTGGGTTCACTTCCAACCAACGTTTTTTGTTCTTTGCTTCAATAGCTTTTGCCTGTCTAAACTTCTTATAGTCCAACCCAATCACTTCCTCTCCAATGGCTTCATGCTCATTTGAGCCACAAACTTTCCGTAGCTCATTCCGGAGGCGCGTGCCATATGATTCACAGCCTTGATTGCATCATCCTTTTTCTTTGGCTTTCTCAATCGTTCTTTAATGTCAATGCCGATGCAGTCTTGGCAATCAACTTTGCGTTCATCTATCGTCATAAACAGCCTGCCACATTTCTGGCATATTCTTGTATACACAATTCTTCCAGCCTTTTTAAAATTCTTAAACTGTGCGTATCTTTTTGCACATTTGGGTCTGCAGTATTTTTGATCTGGTCGCTTCGGCTCAAATTCAGCCATACAGTATTCACATAATTTCAATTTTTACCTCCAATCTTTTGTAAGGGCGGCGCGGTAAACGCACCGCCAAAACATGGCTTTCAATAAGCTTGTGATAACTATTCGCCAAACAAGATAGTTTCTTTTAGGCTTTCGCCAAGGTGTTTCAACCTAATTATTCTTTTTCAAGTTCCGCTTTGATGGTCTCAAGTTTTTTCTCTTCATATTCAAGACGCACTCGGCAACTCTCAACAATAGTGCCCTGCCTGTTAATAAGCATTTCAACAGCTTTTTTCTTGTCTTTCTCCGTCAGAATGACCGTATCCCTGTTGTAACCGCTTAACGCACCAATTTCGTCCTTGCGGATTCTCTGTCCTTTATATCCAAATTCGCATTCTTTGGTGATGATATACGTTTTTGGCTTTTCTTCTACGTCTACTTCGCTACAAGAAAATTCATCGCCCCAAAATCTGTAAATGTATAATTTCATCTTTTCTCCTTTCAGAACGGACAAAGGTTCATATCAACCTCTAGTCCTTTTTCTGCAACATAAACATTTGCTCCATATTCAATTGTTTCTTTCGTTCGTTGTAGGAATAACGCGGGATCTCCGCTTGTGTCCGATAAGTGTATTAAAACGACATTCCGTAAAGCTGGGTTGTCGTTCGTCTGAATAAATTTAAGTGCCGTATCAAGGCCCATATGGCCTCGCAAACGGTGTTCATAATTTGGCTCGTCCCGGTCTACAAGTTCCATGTCATAGTTAGCTTCAACCATGATATGCTCAATGTTCAGCTTCGAGAAATTGTACTTGCAATATTCCAAGTCGGTCAAGAACAATAACTGCCCCATCTCTTCGTGCTTGATTAAATAGCCGTAGCACTCAATTTCTGTGTCATGCGGTACATTGAATGGTGTTACCGCAAAACTGCCGATTTGCCGTGATACAAGAGGTGAGAGAGGCGTTGTGCGCTCTCCGGTAATAACTTCTAGTGCGGTTTGTGTTTCAAATGCCGTATAAACCGGAATGCCAGACCTCATAAAGTCTTTTATATAATACGCATGATCGCTCAACCATGTTCGTGAGAAACAATGCAACCAACCACATTTGAGATTTTCCAATCAATCATTTTCTCGAAGTCAAGAAATTTACATCCGGCTTCAACAGCAAGGATTTCTCCGTTATCTGCAATTAAAGCATATGAGTTACCCGATGATCCTGATCCGCAACATCTCATGAACATTAAACCACCTCGCTTTCTTAATACAAATACTGTAGAATCGGGTATAAAAACTGACCGAATATTATAAGAATCCACATAACTGGGATAAATACATCACTTTCCCAAACTTCCTCTTGCTTAATTTTCTTGTAAATATGAAATCCAATCATCCAAACAAGCCAAGGAATATATGCTATTAGTCCGAATAATACTTTTCCCATACCCTACTCCAATTCTTCCTCTGCAGGAAACTGAAAATATTCTGTTGTAGCTTTCTTAAACATTTCTTCACTTAACGCTTGGGTAAATTCCGTGAAGTGTTCTGAATTGGCAATATGATGATAAAATTCATTATTTTCATACGCAATTCTAAGCATTTCCATAGCTTTCTTTGCTTTTTCTTCGGTGGAATAAGTGGCGATCTTCACTGACGAAGAACCTTCTGGATGAATCAAGTGTCCATTTATGTGATACTCTCTTTTATCTCCACTGCAACCAAGAGTGATTAGCACCTCTTCATATGGTACATCAATTGTTCCGTCCTGTGATATAACTCTCATAGACTCCTCCTATCTGAAAAACAAAAACCAAATAAGTGCCACGAACGAATCAATGAGTGCTGCGATAAACACGATTGCAAAAACAACCCTGCCAAAAGTGACCTTGTAAGGAATGCCAAGAGCATGACGTATTTCTTCTTCTAAACTAATGCCGGAAGCAACAAACTTTCCTATAACGAAAAACAACACCCATAACAAAATTGCAATTTTAACAAAAATCATAATGCCCTCCTAATTCTTCATAAAATCCGGCACATCTGCATCCACAGAAATCTTACGATCATCTTTCACCGGAATTTCTGCATCCAAATACGTTCCAACCGACTTCTCAACACCATCCTTCACGGATTCCTTTACCTCTGCATCTGCAACAATGAAGCCCTCTGAATTGGCGTTCTCGGCAATATCTTCCTGCGTCTGCACATAGGTTTCATCAAGCTGATTGAATGACTGCTTTGCCATGCTATTGAAGTCCTTGCGATACTTCTTGATTGCATTGTTACGCATCTTGCGAACAATCATAGATTCCGGTGTGTCAAGCCATGCCGCGCTGATATAAGGCTTTGCAACTTCACATTCCAACATTTCATCAACGGTTGTGCATTTTCTCAAAGCATCGAAAATCTCCTCTTTCTTAGCCTTGATTTTGCTCAACTGCTCGGCTGATGCCTTGTAACGATTCTGACAAATTCCGAAAGTCTCATTCATCAGATTGTTGCGCACATGGGCAAACAGATTGACTTTTACTCCGTCTCTCTCTGCAATCAGATACTGAAATGTGCCGTCCTTTAATTTCAGAGGATAAACAACACGGACAACTTTCTGCGACTGTCCCATTTCTTCCCATTCCGGTGGCGTCATTTCGATACCTTTATGTTTTGGATAGGAAAACTCGTCACCGTCTTTAACAAGCCAACAAGGATATACGGTATCTACATTTTCTCCGTAGTTACGAAGTAATGCATCGTTGCCGTCTCCCTCAATTCCCATTTCTACAACCTGCACATAGTTGTCTCCGGACTTCTTTGTTCTAAGCTGAAAATAGCACTCTCTCGGCACTGCATTTGCATTAAGTTTAAGGCTTGCGCACTGACCGACAACCTCTCGCAGATTCGATGTATCAAGTCCGTTTAAATCCTTGATTTTATCGCTATCCTTAACAAGCTGATAAATGCTTGTCATAGCTGACATGGCGCACTGTTTTGAATAATCATCATATGGCACACCACATAACTCAAAATCCTTTGTAACAAGATTTGTGATTGAATTAGTCCACTGACTGACCGCAGTGTTGACTTTCTGTACCTCTAAACTGTTGTTCTCTGCCATAATTACTTATCCTCCTTTTCGCTTAAAATATCTTTGATAGCTGCTACCAAGCGTCCTTTTCCGCCTTTTCTTAATGCTTTTTCGCCTTTCTCAGTCAGCTCCTTATTACTTGATTCCTGCAAAACAAGGTTGTATTTCTTCTCTCCGAGAACCTTCCTTAATACCACTAAAAGAGTCTCAAATTCAGCCATGATAACCGGCTCGGTTCCATTTACTTCTATTGTTCCAAAATCTGATTTAATCATATCTATTCCTCGCTTTCTTCAAATTCTTTTAACTGCCCTGCTAACTTCTTGCACTCTTCCGCAACATACTCTTCTGTACGAATAACATCATCAATCAGATATTTGCTTTCTGCCATTTTCCGTAGTTGATACTCTTTTCTATGGCTCGGAAACTTCTGTATCGCATAATCCAAATCCGGTCTATCTCCTGCATGACCGCAATCGAATCCAAACCACCACAAATCACTTTCAATCGGATAACATGAATGTTCTCCGCCACCTGCATATGTAATACCGCCATGACACTGAAAATATGCTTCAATGCGGATTCTCTCGTCCTCGTCAAGACAAGCACCGAGCAAAGGGAAAATTCCACTTACCGCTCTGTCTACAACATCAGATTTCTTGATTTCAAGGTAATCGCCGTAATCTTTTCCGTATAACGGATGATTCTTTGGAATACCGACATAACCGCATCTGTGCCCGACATTTCCAAATATGACAACACATTTGTAGCCTGCATGTTCAAACTCACGCTCGATGATGTAGCGTTTTTCCGGATCTTCATATTTCTTCACAACCTCCAGCTTATCAGCACCGTAGGTTGCCACCCACTTCATATCCACCGATTCATCCGTAACCGTCAGCTTTGCGCCCTTGGCATTTAAAACCATGTCTCCGGCTTTTACATCGTCTGATGTAGCAAATATATATGACCGGATCTGGTTTGGATATTTTGCTTTTATGTAATTCATTCTGATACCTCCTCAATCTCTCCATTTTCAATCGTATACCAAGTATCCGGCTTGATATTTTCCCCATCAACCTGCACCATCTTTGCGCCGTTAAGAACCCATGCACTCTGGTTATTTCTGTCATATTCCGTATTATCTTCTGAACCAGTGTATTCCCAGTCTGCAAAAACAAGAAACGAGCCAATAACACCCTTTGCTTTTGATTTGTAACCCCAAGCAACAGCGACCGCATCTTTGTCTTCTGCCGAGGATGCTCCCTTGTATCCGGTTGCCGAGGATGCTCCGCAGTTTCCGGTTGCCGAGGATGCTCCGTAGTCTCCGGTTGCCGAGGATGCTCCCTTGTATCCGGT